ATTGCCGCTGTTGCAATCGCCGCTGTTCCAATCGCCGCTGTTCCGATTGCCGCTGTTGCAATCGCCGCTGTTCCAATCGCCGCTGTTGCAAAGTCCGGCGCAACCTTTTCCGGTATTCACCATTTCAAGCAGTTCAGCCCACGGAATTTCACGGATGATTTCCAGCTTATTAGTGGCGCACTTATCGCCTTCTTCAACAACCGTTCCGTATGCTGCTACTTCCGCAACATGGTTATCCGGGTTGAAATCGTAATAATTGAAGCAGTCAGCCGCCGCTTTGCAGAAGTGCATTCCCTGTCCGCACCGAACCGGGGTAACATCTTCTTCAAATTTGCCGGGGCAAGTGTACTGTTTCGTGTTCCCGTTAGGGCTGCAAGTCCAATCAGGATTGAACACCTTGAACCCTTTGATAATTTCGTTCATACTCTTAAACCGCCTTTCCTAAGTCATTCACGGGAATTTCAATCCCGGTATATTCAGTGAATTTCACGGAAGAAATGAAGTAACTCCAATTCTTCATTTTTACCGCATAGCCCCACGGGAAAACCCCATCACGCAACCCCTGCATTACAAATTCCTTTGATTTCCCCATCAGGCGGGCAATAAGGGGAACGGGAACATTGATTGCCGAACCATGCTGAACCGTTGCAGCGGGTTCAAACTGTTCAAAGTAATCGTCCTGAACGCCCAAGGTACGGGCAATTTCCTTCTTGCGGTCTTTGGAAGGTTCGTTCTTCCCGGAAAGATACTGACTGATAGAAGATTTACCAATCCCGGTCAGGTCTGAAAGTTTGGACTGCGACAAACCCAATTCAGACATAAGATTTTTCAATTTCTCTGAAAATGTCATTTCACTTCATCCTTTCTTTGCTGTATTACCCGGAAATCATCGGGCTTTTGTTGTACTGCTCCTGAACCCTGATACGGTACTTGCCGTTCACGGCTTCCCGGTTCACAATGCGGAATGCGGTTTTCTTGTTCCGTAAGGCTTCAAGGTATTCAGCCGCTTCTTCCTGTGTGTCGAATTCAAGAATTCGATCAATACAGGCTTCAATAATTTTCTTCATCCTGTTCACCGCCTTTCTATATCAAGTTCAATTATCTTGAACTTTCAAAGTAAAAAAATATGCCTGAATGTCCGATTCAGTAAGTCCAAGAATCGGAAGTGCTTTCTGAATTTCGGGCTGCTTAAATGCAACCTTGTTATTCAGCTTCAACGAAATGGTTCTTTCAGAAAGCCCCATTCTTTCAGCAAATACCGCCTGTGTACCGCACTTTTCAACGATTTTACCATTCAGCTTTGCATAATCGTATGCCATTAGTTTTCACCTTCTTCCTTTAGCACTCCAAATGATTCATAATGTCACGGATCATTGCCGTTCCCGAATCACAAGCAACATTGATTGTTCTGCTTCCACCCTCAAAAACCGCTGTTACAATTTCAGAATCGGGGTTGAAATCAAGGCTTTTCAAATCGGAAGCCCCACGGGTAAGCTGCAACACCTTACAAAGCAGCTTACAAATTTTATCCTTATCTTCTTCATCAGAAGCGGCAACCAGTTCATAATCATCCAGCAGAACCGGGGAAATCGGCTTTTCATATTCGATAAATCCCCACGCTTCACGCCCGATTTTTGCAACATAGGAACGGTCGTTGAAATTTTCAATGTTCAGCACCGTGTTTCCCTGCGGCTTTGGGAACGAACCCGGCATTACCGGGCGTTCCGTACTGTAATATTTATAACTCATACTGTCCTTCCTTTCTTCTCAAACTGGAAGAAGCTGTTTAGCTTTCTTCCTCAAATTCGATTTCACAATCACCGCAAACAACATGAACTTCTTTCGTTGCCCTGATAATCGTTCCGCACATCGGGCAAACATATTTGCGGGTGGACTGCTTTGTTTTGGCTGCACCGGGGATTTTCGGAAAACTCTTGCGGTGTAATTCAAACTTCTTATCCTGAAAACTTGAAACAAAGGCTTTCGCTTCATCGTTTAAGGTGGTTACTGTCCAGCCGTATTTTGCATCCTTGCCAACGGTCAAACTGTGCTGTTCGGCGGCTTCTTTGTATTTCTTATTGTGATAAGTACCGCCCCGGCTTGTGTCCTGAACCCCAATCTGTAAATTGTAAAGGTGAACCATTTCGTGAAGCAGCGTTTCCGCAACCTGTTCAAAAGGTCTTGCAAGGTGTTCAGCGCAAATATTGATTTCGTAGAACCCTTCATCCTTTTTCAGATTTTCCAGATCTTCTTTGCTCATTACCGCAAGGTCAACCGTCTTTTTCTGTTCCGGCTGCTTGTTGCTCCACGCTTTCCAAGCAGTACACCAGCCATAAGCACCCTTTGTTGTGTCGGGGCTTACCGTAATAATCGGGGTTTGAAGTTCACCGTTATAGAACTTCTCATTGAACTTTGAAAATAAATTTTCAAGTTTATCAATTACGGGTTTCAAACTCGTTTCGCTCATATCTCCCACCACCTTTCAATGTTATTGATTTAGCATTACAAAATCTTCAACAATCACGGCGTTTGCACTATAATGTGCATTGTAGGCTTCCTTGAAGATATTTGCGTTCATGTAGCTGCTAAACTCTCCGGCAATATATTTCACTTGCGCTTTTCTCTTATCATCCCAATGAGTAGCAATAACAAAATATTTCATAATCACTTCATCCTTCCTACCGTTGCAGCGGTTTTGTTCAATTCCTTTGAACTTGTATTCATTATAACAAGGACGTTTCCCTTTGTCAATAGGTTCTTTCAAAATTATTGAACTTTTTTTCATGTTCCTCTTGAACTTTTCTTCAAGGGCGTATATAATAAGGTTACAGTCATCAAAGGAAAGGAGTGAATAATAAAATGAAGGAACTGACTACCGCTGACAGATTAAAACAAATCATGTCAGAGCGTGGTTTGAAACAGGTTGATATATTAGAAGCCTGCAAGCCTTACTGTGAAAGATATGGGGTTCAGTTAAAGAAAAACGATTTAAGCCAATATGTTTCAGGTAAGGTAGAACCAAAACAGGACAAACTTTCTATTTTAGGAATGGCTCTCAATGTAAATGAAGTTTGGCTTATGGGCTACAATGTTCCAGCGGGAAGAAAAGAACTGGAAAAATTAGAACAGCAGCTTCAAAATGAAGTTGCTGCCTGTGAACTATTTGAAAAGTGCTATGGAAAAGAAGCCTTTGAAGCTGTAAAACTGTTTGTTCAACTTGATACTTTGGATCAGGGAAAAGTGATTGGGAAAATGGAACTCATGCTTGAAGATGAAAAGTATTCTGCAAAAGAAGGATCATCAAGCGAACAGGCAATGTAATTTTTGTTGACTTCCAATCTTCAAGGTAAATTCAAAATACATTCAACTTTTCATTCAACTTGATTTTCATTGCAATTACTGTATTCTTCAACTTATTCAAGTTGTTTCTTCTTTTCTTATATAAGAAGGTTTTTATTCATCGTAAATTTATAGTGTTGCTGAAAATATGAAAGTATATAAAACATTATGTTGAAGTTGAATACCTTGAAGAATTGAAAAGTTTATTTCAAGAAAGGGTGATTTTATGGGTGCAAAAAATCGTGTTATAAATGGTGACTATGCGGGAAGTTTAGTTGTTGGTGGTGGTTCTTCCAACGCTGGGATTTCTTTAGGATTTTTGAAGCAGTTGCGTTTGAATAGTACCACCGTTGAAAGCTATGAAGTATTAGGTGGAACTGCCGGGGCTATGTCCAAGAATGGTTATCAAGTAAAAATCCTGTTCAAAGACGGAAAGAAAAGCCTTTTGGAAGTAGATGATAAGCTGTATAAAGCTATCGTTCAGGCTTGCTTCTAAAAACAAAAAATCCCCCGTCAGTGCTGCAACACCAACGGGGGAAGTGACCGAAAATCAGGATGAAGTGATTTTTCAGGCGGTCTATACTATTATACCGCCTGAATGTGCAATTTTCAAGAATAGGCGGTGAATGTTATTGAAAAATCCGAATGGGTACGGAACAGTAACGAAGCTGTCAGGGAATAGAAGAAAACCGTGGGTTGTCAAAGAAGGTAAGTCCGGGAAGCAAAAACCCATAGGCTACACCGCAACACGGGAAGAAGGTTTGATTATGCTTGCAAAGTACAATAATGATCCGTGGGATATTGAAACGGACAAAATCACCTTGCAAGAACTCTATGATTTGTGGCTTGAAAAGCGGGCTGTGAAATTGGGTTCATCAAATCAAAGTTCCCTGAAATCTGCATACAAGCATTGTTCCAAATTGGGAAAGGTTCGGTATAACCAAATCAAATCATACCAAATGCAAGATTGCATTGACGAATGCGGGAAGGGCTATTCCACCCAAGGGGCAATTAAAAACCTTTGGGGGCATCTTGACCGTTTTGCAATGGAACTTGATATAATTTCAAAACAGTGTTCAAGCCTGTTAACTTCTGATCCAATCCCGGAAACAACAAAAGAAATCTTCACGGATGAAGAAGTTTCCCGCCTTTGGGGAAATCAAAATTTGGAATGGGCTGATTCAATTCTGTTCTTCCTTTACACCGGGTTCAGAATTTCGGAAATGATAGCCCTGAAAACTTCCAATGTTGACTTGAAAGAATTGACAATGACCGGG